CGCTAACTTATTTTAGGAATTATCATGGCAAATAGCATTCTAACCATTGACATGATCACCCGTAAATCCCTCGAAATCCTCGAGAACAACTTGGTGATCAGTCGCAACGTCAATCGTCAGTACGACGATTCATTCGCCGTTGAAGGCGCAAAAATCGGTTCAACCTTGCGTATTCGCTTACCCGACCGCGCGTTGGTAACTGACGGTGCCGCCTTGCAAGTGCAAGACGACAACGAACAGTTCACAACTTTGACTGTGTCGAGCCAAAAGCACATTGGCGTGAACTTCACCTCTGCCGAACTTACCATGCAGTTAGATGACTTCGCAGAACGCGTTCTCAAGCCTCGCGTTTCACAATTGGCATCAAGCGTTGACGCTGACGTGGCAACTGCCTACAAAGGCATTTACAACTCGGTGGGTACACCTGGTACAACTCCTTCGACTTCACTAGTTCTGCTCCAAGCACAACAGAAGTTGAACGAATTTGCCACACCCATGAACCCACGTTATGCGACTGTTAACCCAGCCGCTAACGCCGGTTTGGTCGAGGGCCTGAAAGGTCTGTTTAACCCAACTGGTACTATCAGCCGTCAGTTCAAAAACGGTATGATGGGCGAAGGCGTATTGGGTTTAGACGAGATCAATATGTCGCAGTCGATTGTTCAGCACACAACCGGTGTCACACCAACTGCCCCAATCGTGGCAACTGCTGTGTCTACCCAAGGCGCAACATCAATTGACATCAGCTTTACAAGCGGCTCACCCACGTTCAAGATCGGTGATGTGTTCACCATTGCCAACGTGTTTGCAGTCAACCCACAAACCCGTCAGACAACTGGTGCTTTGCAGCAATTTGTCGTAACTGCTGACGTAACTGTTTCGTCAACAACTACAGCAACGCTGTCGGTTCAGCCACCAATCTTTACTTCAACTAACGCCTTGGCTACTGTGAATTCGTTCCCAGCCGCTAGCGCTGCGTTGACGTTCTTGGGTGGTTCAGCTACAGCGTACCCACAAAACTTGATCTATCACAAAGATGCGATCACGTTGGCTACCGCTGACTTGCTGTTGCCACAGGGTGTGGACATGGCTTCGCGCCAAGTGCATAACGGTATTTCGTTGCGTATCGTGCGTCAGTACGACATCAACAACGACCGTATGCCTTGCCGTGTGGACGTCTTGTACGGCTTTAACGCAATCCGTCCGGTCACCGCCGTTCGTTTGTGGGGCTAAACAGAGTGGGGGCGTAAGCCCCCTCTTCTAAACTTTTAAAGGAATTTCATCATGGCACTTCCAAATGGCGCAGGCGGCTATCAGATCGGTGATGGCAATCTCGGCGAGGTTATCCTCGGAACTCAACAAGCACCAGTAGCTAAAACAGCAGCGGCAACTTTGACCGCTGCCGAGTTAGCCACCGGTATCATCACTTACACTGGCGCAGCCGTTAACTTGACCATGCCCTTGGGTACTGATCTTGAAGCAGCTTTCTCTAGTATGAAAGTCAACAGTTCGTTTGACTTTCATATCATCAACATCGGTGGCACAAACGCCGCTACGGTCACGGCCAACACCGGCGTGACTTTGGTTGGTGTCGCAGCAGTTTCGGCTAACACAGCTTGCAATTGGCGTGTTCGCAAGACCGCTGACAACACTTTTGTTGCTTATCGCATCGCAGGTTAATGCGTAGAGGGGCGGGCGATCCTCGCCCCTCGCATAAGGATTCTGAATGCAAATTTATCTTAAACACCCAATCCACGGTACTAAAGTTGCTACGATGCAAGCTGAAGCCGAAGCTGATGTTCAAAACGGGTGGGAAGTGTACAATTTAGACGCGCCGGTGGTCGAGGCTGCGCCTGTGAATGAGCTAAAACGACGTCGTAAAACGGAGTAGGGATGACTACAACCACAGCCGGTGATCAAATCAATGGGGCGCTACGCCTAATCGGTCAACTGGCTGAAGGTGAAGAACCGTCTGCCGCGACTGCTAATGATGCGTTAGTCGCACTCAATCAAATGATCGACTCATGGTCAACTGAGCGATTAGCGGTGTTTTCAACGCAAGATCAAGTCTTCTCTTGGTTGCCAGGCTTTGCCACACGCACTCTCGGCCCCACGGGCGATTTTGTGGGCAACCGTCCTATTTTGGTAGATGACTCGACTTACTTTCGTGACCCGTCGTCTAACATTTCGTTTGGTATTAAGCTAATCAATCAGCAACAGTACAACGGCATTGCGGTTAAGACCGTCACGTCAACTTACCCTCAAGTTATGTTTGTCAACATGACTTACCCCGACATTACGATGACCGTTTATCCGGTGCCGACCAAGGTACTGGAATGGCACATTGTGTCGGTAAATGAACTAACTACTCCAGCGTTGTTGTCTACCCCCTTGGCGTTTCCGCCAGGCTACCTTCGCGCCTTTCGTTACAACTTGGCGTGTGAACTTGCACCTGAGTTTGGTGTTGAGCCTAGCCCCCAAGTGTCGCGCATTGCCATGTACTCTAAGCGTAACCTTAAACGCATCAACAACCCCGACGATATTATGTCGTTGCCGTACTCTATTGTTGCAACGCGTCAACGGTTCAACATTTTCGCAGGAAATATGTAACTAGGAGTTATCGTACAAACTATGTTTACCCGCAATAAATCCTTTCTTGCCCTTAACCGCTCTCAAAAGTCCTTGGCTTTTGTAAAGGTCAATTGCGTGCTTAACATTTTGCTGATGCGTTGTAAGTTCCAAATTGTTCAAATGGTTGTTAGACCTGTTAAGGTCTTTATGATTTACTTCCATTCGACCATTTATAGCGCCGTTAAATGCTTCCCAAATTGCACGATGAACAGCTTTTCTAACGTAAACACCGTTTTTACACAAAGAAATTTGTGGGTATCCTTTCAACAAAGTAACTTTGCAAAGCCTAAATTCGGCATCGCCTTTCCACGTTTTTCCGCTTTTAATAGAGTGCGCGGTGGTTATGCTTGTTTGCAAAAACTTAGCTACACGTTTAAGCGTAGCGCCGTCGCAAAACATTTGTTTGGCAGATTCAATTTGAACAGCGTTAAACAATTTACCTCTAGCAGTACGGCGGACATTGCCAAAATTACTGACTTCGTACAACCCCTCAAACCCCAATACAGATTTCCACATTTCCATAGTTATACCCCATTTAAGTTAAATAGGAGTATAGCATGAAGTCGCCTATCCTCGGTTCGGCTTATACAGCTAGGTCTGTCAACGCCGCCGCAAATAGAATGATTAATATTTTTCCCGAGGTGATTGCCGAGGGCGGTTTGGAACCTGCGTTTCTAAACCGTGCGCCTGGGTTGCGTTTGTTGACCACCGTGGGCACCGGCCCCGTGCGGGGTTTGTGGCAATACGGCGGTTACGCCTACGTTGTGTCGGGCAACACGCTTTACAAGTTAGATATTGAATACAACATTACAACGCTTGGTGTAGTTGCCAATGATGGGCCGGTGTCGATGACTGATGACGGCGTTCATTTGTTTGTTGCGTGTAACGGGCCAAGCTATGTCTACAACGCCACAACCGGCGACTTTGGGCAAATTGTTGACGCCGACTTTCCTGGCGCGTTAACCGTGTCGTACCTTGGTGGCTACTTTGTGTTTATAGAGCCCAATAGCCAGCGCGTCTGGACGACTACGCTGCTAGACCCTACAACCATCGACCCACTTGATTTTGCAAGCGCAGAGGGCGATCCTGACAATCTAATATCTTCTATTACTGACCATTCTGAAATTTGGTTGTTTGGTACAAATTCAGTTGAAGTTTGGTACAACGCAGCCGCCGCAGGTGCGGGTTTTCCCTTACAAAGAATCCAAGGCGCGTTTAATGAAATTGGATGCGCTGCAACATTTTCCGTTGCCAAATTGGATAATGGGCTGTTTTGGTTAGGTGCGGATGATCGTGGGCGCGGGATCGTTTACCGCTCACAAGGCTACACCGGTGTGCGGATCAGCACCCACGCAGTTGAGTGGCAGATTCAACAGTACGGCGACATCTCAGATGCGATTGCCTACACTTATCAGCAAGACGGTCATGCGTTTTACGTCCTGACTTTCCCCGCCGCGCAAGCGACTTGGGTGTTTGATGTGGCGTCGCAAGCATGGCATGAGCGGGCAAGTTTTACAGATGGTGCTTTTAGTCGTCACCGCAGCAATTGCCAAGTGTCGTTTAACCAAGAAATTATCGTAGGCGACTTTCAAAACGGCAACCTATACGCGTTTGATTTAGACGTTTATTCGGACGGCCCACGCACTCAGAAGTGGCTGCGCTCGTGGCGGGCGTTGCCTACCGGCACCAATAACTTTACGCGTACCGCGCAACACTCACTCAAGTTAATCTGCGAAACCGGCGTCGGTTTGCCAGGCGTTACCGAAGTGCCAGGATTTATCTACTTGAGCCCCTTGGTCATATCGGGATCACTTGGCATTGTTGATCAGATTGAAATTATTATCGCCGAGGACGATTTTGTGCAACCCCAAGTCATGTTGCGCTGGTCAGATGATGGTGGTCACACTTGGTCAAACGAGCATTGGAAATCAATGGGCGGCGTGGGCGAGTACGGCAAGCGTGTTATTTGGCGTCGTCTTGGCATGACTGAAAAGTTGCGTGATCGGGTGTATGAAGTGTCAGGCACCGATCCAGTTAAGATCGCCATCATGGCTGTTGAACTTGACGTAACTGCGACCAAAGCATGAACCCCACCCAAATCACCGCACCGCGTGTGCCAATCGTAGACCCTAGAACAGGGTTGATTTCGCGTGAATGGTTTAGGTTTATCAATTCAATGTACGAACAACTAGGCAGCGGCACCGGTGCTGCGTCCGGTACGTTTACCACAGCCGATTCTAAAACCGTGACGGTCGTCAACGGCATCATTACAGGGATAGTCTAATGTCGATCAATTTTTCAGCCTTTGCAGGCGCAGGCGCTCAGTTCTCTGACAGTAACGGCGCGCCCTTAACTGGCGGCTTGCTGTACGTTTACGCAGCCGGTACGTCTACGCCTGTGACAACTTACACTTCGCGTGAAGCTACGGCTAGCAACACCAACCCAATCGTGTTAGACGCCGCAGGGCGCACACCGGCTGAAATTTGGTTAGATGGTGGATCGTTTTACAAGTTTGTGCTGAAGTCATCGACGTACGTTCAGATCGGCTCATATGACAACATTCCCGCTATTAACGATGTAACCACAGTTAACAATTTGTTAACTGTTACGGGAACAAACACGTTAACGGCACTAGGCGTACCTGCAATCCAAGCGTACACGACCGGCGCGCAATACAGTTTTGTTGCTCAAAACAACAACACTAGCGCAGTCACTATAAACATCGACGCGCTAGGCGCTAAATCAATTACTAAAGCCGGTTCTGTAGCATTAGAGGCGGGCGATATTGTTGCCGGTGCAGCCTACATTATTCTTTATGACGGCACACGCTTTCAGTTAATGACGCGCACAAGCGCCTCGCAATTAGTTGTCGGCACTACCGCAGATCGTCCTGCGTCGCCCACTACCGGCATGATCCGCATGAACTCCACAACAGGAAACCCTGAGTGGTACGACGTAACGGCTTCGGCTTGGCTGAACTTTAGCCAAGCATCAGGCTATGCGGTTAATTATCTTATCGTAGCCGCAGGCGGCGGGGGTGGGTCAGGTTCAGCAGGCGGTGGTGGTGCTGGCGGTCTACTTACAGGAAGTTCATCTTTAGCTATAGGTTCTGCGTACACCATCACTATTGGTTCAGGCGGCGCAGGCGGCACAGCAGCAGGTAATGGTGCGGTCGGAAACAATAGCGCTATTGTTTTCTTAGCTACAGCACTTGGCGGTGGTTTTGGCCAAGGCAGCGTTGGTGTTTCAGGCGGCTCGGGTGGCCCTGGTGGTTCGGGCGGCGGGGGCTTTGGCGGTGGTGGTGGCTCAGGCACAGGTGGTGCCGGAACTTCGGGTCAAGGTTTTAACGGCGGCAACGGTGCTACTCAAGCCTCAGGTGGCGGTGGCGGTGCGGGGGCTGCGGCAATTAACGCAAGCAATCAACTTCCTAGCGCGGGCGGCGTGGGCGTATCTAACAGCCTTAGTGGATCGGCTGTTTTTTATGCTGGTGGTGGTGGCGGAGGTACGCTAAATACCGCTGGTGCAACTGGCGGTGCAGGTGGTAATGGCGGTGGTGGCTTAGGTGGGTATACCGCTGCGGGCGCTGCCGGTACAGTCAACACCGGTGGAGGTGGGGGTGGCGGTGGTGGCTCAGGCGCAAGTTACGCAGGCGGTTCAGGTGGTTCAGGTGTAGTTATTATCTCCTACACAAATACAACTCAACGTGGAACTGGCGGCACAGTTACAAGTTCCGGTTCGGGCGCATCAACAGTTTGGGTGCATACTTTTAATAGCAGCGGCACATACACAGCTTGAGGTTAAACATGAGTAATTATGCAAAAGTAGTAAACGGTTTGGTCGTTGAAGTTATCGTAGCCGATGCTGATTTCTTTAAAACTTTTAAAGATACAAGCCCTGGCACATGGTTGCAAACTAGCTACAACACCCGTGGCGGCATTCATTACGGTCAAGACGGTCAACCGGATGGTGGCGTGGCTTTGAGAGCCAACTACGCCGGTATTGGTTACACCTATGACCAAACCAACGATGTGTTCTACGCACCTCAACCATACCCTTCGTGGCTAATTAGCGCACCAACATGGGAGTGGCAAGCCCCTGTGCCCTACCCAACTGACGGTAAAGATTACGTTTGGGATGAGGCAACGCTGTCTTGGGTGCTTGTGTGAAGGTAACTTTTGACCTTGACTTTTTAAAGCCAACCTTGCAGCAGAAGATCGACGTGCTGCAAGATGAACTTTTAAAAATGCCACAGGCTGACATTGTTACGACCCACGTCTTTAAAGACGGGCAGTACATCCGCACGATGATTGTGCCGCCCAACACGGTTATCGTGGGCGCGGCGCATAAATCACCCTATAAAGTTAGACTTGAAAAAGGTACAATTTCAGTCAACTTAGGCGACGACATCCACACCTTGACCGCACCGCTAGAGTTGGATGCGCCAGCGGGTACACGCCGAGTGGGATTGGTTGGTAACGAAGAACTTGTGTGGGTTGATATTTACGACAACCCTAGTGGCTGCACCGACATAGACGAAATAGAAGAACTACTTTATGTCATTCCTGAATGTGGTTTGTTAGATAAAAGATTGGCGTTGGCAAACAATAATGCTAGGCTAGTCTTAACGGAGAATTAACATGGCTGGAGTTATTACTGGGGCGGTAATTAGCGCGGGCGCGGGGTTAATAGGCAGCGCAAACAGTGCAAGCGCAGCAAGAGCCGCTGCTAAAACTCAAGCTGACGCCGCAAGAGAGTCAGGGCAACTGTCGTATCAGATTTCGCAGCAACAACTTGCCGCGCAAAAAGAAGCGTTAGACAAACAAATTGCTGCATCAGGCGCAACGGTTGACAAGCAACTGTTGGCTCAACGTGACTCGCTTGATCAGCAAATGGCTTTTCAAGCAAAAATATACGAACAACAGCGGGCAGACTTTGCACCATACCGCGAATCAGGCGTTGCTAACCTCAATCAACTCAATACGCTATTGGGTATTGGTGGTAACACGGGTGCGGCAGACTACGGTCGTTTTAGAACGGCAGACTTTACCAACGCTGATTTCCTAGCCAACAAAGACCCAGGCTACGGCTTCCGTATGTCTGAGGGGTTAAAAGCCGTCGATCGTCAAGCTGCTGCGCGCGGCGGGCTCATCTCTGGCAATGCTTTAAAAGCCTCACAAGCGTACGGTCAAGACATGGCCTCGCAAGAGTACAACAACGCGTTTAACCGCTACCAAACGGTGCGTGGCAATACCCTTCAGCCTTTTCAAACGGGCGCTGCCGCCGGTCAAAGTGCAGCGGCTATGCAAGGTCAAGCAAGTGCCAACTACGGCAGCGCCGGTGGTCAGGCCATTGGTCAATTTGGTCAAGGCGCATCAGGCATCTACGGCAACGCCGGTAACGCTTTGAACACGGCGTATGGCAACTACGGTGCGGGCACAACAGGTGTGTTGGGCGCGTACGGCACAAACGCCACCAACGCGTTGACGGGCGGTGCTAACGCTCAAGCGTCGGGCATTGTCGGTGGGGCTAATGCGTTTAACCAAGGGTTGAGCGGCATTAGCAATCTTGCCAATACTTATTACATGAATAGTTTGCTACAGGGTAGGAATCAAGCAAATACTATTGCGGGGTTAAATAGCACTTATGGGGCTAATAATGTGTACGGTGCGGGCGCGGCTAACTATCAGCCTTCCATACCAACTAGCGGTTACTTTGGATCGGAATAAATCATGGCACTCGACACCAACATTGCGCTAGGCGTAAAACCTATTGAGCAACCCAATATGCTTGCCCAAATGGGGCAGATGATGCAGATGCGGCAAATGCAACAAGGGTACGAAAGCGAAAACGCTTTGCGTGACTTTTACGCTCAGGGTGGGGATATATCTACCGATGAGGGTAAACGCCGATTAATGTCCAAAGTTGGCTTAAAAGGCATGGATATTATTGGAAAACAAAGCGAGATTAGCGCCCGCGACATTGGTACGGCTGAAAAATCTTTAGAACTATATAAAAACCAAGTCGGTTTTATTAAATCGCCTGAAGACGCAGCAAGATGGTTAAGTAATTTTTACGCAAATCCTAAAACCCGTCCTTATGTTGAATCGGTTGCGCCGATGGATGTTGCGTTGGCAGCAATCCCTAAAAATGACCCTGCCGCATTTCAAGCGTGGCTCCGCAATGCGTCGCTAAAAGCCGAGAAGTTGTTTGTTGACGCTAATACAGAAGCAACAAACAAAGCGCGTATTCAAGCAGCCGGTATTAGCGCTGGCCCTGCCAACGCGCGTTTAGCTCAAGAACAAAAAGAACGGGCTGAAGCCGATCTGTTATTTGGTAGACCTACTAGCGGTGGTGTGCCTAACGCTTTGGTTCAAGGATCCCCATCAAATATGTTATTGACTGGCGCGCAAGCACCTGCTACGACACCTACTACTGCTACGACACCTGCTACTGCTGCAACACCGGCTACTGCTCCGGCATCTGCGCCCGCTTTCGCCCCAACTGGCGACCAGTTTGACAAAATAAAAGCTATTGAAGCGGAGATTACGCGCCTTAGACCATATATGTCTAACCCTAGAGTTGCGGCAAATGTTCAGCAACTTAATACAGAACGTACTCAATTAATGGCATCTGCCGAGCGGGAATACGGCGGCAATTTAATTGATATGACAATTGAAAATCCTAAAGTGCCAGGAACATACATAACTGTAAAAGGCAAACTTGATCAATACGGGATTGCACAACCTCTTAAAACAGGTGATATGCCAAGAACTGTTGATATTAATAGTGGCACAAGTACTGGTCTTCCTGTAGCGCGCCCTGCGCCTCGGGTGGGTTATCAATACAACGCCAAAGGAGAAGAAGTTAGGATTCCCCAAACAGGAGTTCCTGAAGGCGTTAGACTCAAGCCTGATGAGCGCTGGAACGAAAAAACACAAATGGTTGAGCAAGTGCCTGGTTCTGCCGCGTTTATTGAGCAGCAGACAAAACACGGCAAGGACTTAGGCGCACTTAAAACTACGCAAGCTACAACCAAATGGGGCACAGAACGAATTGATAAAATATTAGACCCTAAAAACAAAACAGGGTTTGAAAACAATTTTGGTGGCTTTACAGCATATGCAACAAAAGAACTTAGCGGTAATACCGCTTTAGTTAAAGCTGAACTTGATTCATTAAAAAGCGACTTAAAAAACAAAGGTTTGCAAATGTTTCGCGCCGGTGGCTCAATTGGCGCAATGACCGAGAAAGAGTGGCCTATTGTTGAAAGTATGCTTGCAACCATTACCCCAAAAATGGATGTTAAGGATGCAAGGGATGTGCTAGAAGCTGTACGGGCAAAATTTGAAGCGCTTGAAAATTTAGCGTCTGAAAAGTACAACGATCAATGGCGAAACACGCAGTATCATAAGCCTGTAGACACAAGTGGTGGCGCAGGTGGAAACGTGCCGCAAGCGGCAATCGAGATGTTGAAAGGCAACCCTGCGTTAAGTGCCGATTTTGACGCTAAATACGGGGCTGGTGCATCAAAAAGATACTTGGGAAAATAAATGGGAAATCCTTTTGATATTTTTGATGCGGCTAAAGCTAATCCTTTTGACCAATTTGATGCGGTTGCCCCATCCCAATACGGCAGCGCCGTGCCACAACTCAACGCAAAAGGTCAAGTCATTCGCCAACCGGATGCCATACCCTCCGAGCGCGCGCCTAGCCGTGGGGTAATGGATTACATTGCGGGCATTCCCGAAACTGCAATTACAGCAGGCACAGGAATACTTAAAGGGGCAATTGCTCCTTTTGCTGCTGTAGCAGGTGAATTGTTGGGCGGCGTTAACACCCCACAAGGCCGCGCACAAGGCGCACGGTTTGGTAAAAATGTTGAGAGCGCATTTACCTACACGCCGCAAACACAGACCGCCAAAGACATTATTGGATACGCTGGCGAGAAACTGCAAGGCGTAGACTTTAACGCCATTCCCTTTGCTCAAGGCGCAACTGCTGTTGCAATGGCGCCTGCTGCTGCCCGTCAAGCAGCGACCGCTGTAAGAAACGAAGCAGGGTATTTAAAAGGCGCGGCGGGTGAAATACCTTTGGTTAAGCAGATTCAAGAATCTCGCGTTGCCGAAAGTTATGCGCGCGCGCCTCAAATTGAAGCTGCAAACCTTGCTCAAAAATATGGCATTGCACTTGATCCCGCGGCATCTAACCCTAGCGCGCGCAACCGTGTACGCACAGGTTTAATTGGCAGCGCTGATCTTGATGATCGTTTATCAAAAGCCAACAAACCAAAATGGACAGAAATTGTCAAAAAAGACCTAGGTCTTGGTGATGAGGTTTCACTTAACAATGCAAAAGTTTTTGATGATATTCGAGCAAGGGATGACATCTCCGGCCCTTACAAAGTTGTGCAAGACATCCCTAGCATTCGTGTGCCTGAAGGCGCGCTTCAAAAGCTAGACGATCTTCAAGTAACACCTTTGTTTGGTGATACTGGTCAAGCCGCGGCAACCAACGCGTATTTAAACAATTTAAAGACGCAACTAGCTGAAGGCGGTAGTGGCGGCAAGTTGCTAAAAAGTATTCAACAAATGCGCCAAGAAGCGCAAAACGTCATCCGTACTGAAAAGGCGGGAAATCCTGTAACGCCCGCGGCGCGCGCAGAAGCCAACGCCAAGATGAATGCTGCGCGTGTTTTAGAAGAGTTAATTGACGAAAACATTACAAACCTTAGTGCGCGCAATAATTTTGTAAAAGCGCGCCAAAAGATGGCGCAAACTTATGACATTGAGGCCGCAACTGATTTTGGTACGGGTCAAGTTGACCCAAAATCATTTGCAAAACTTGTGTCAGAAGGCAAGCCAGTAAGTGGTGTGATTGCCGACATCGGTAAGATCGTATCTAACTTTCCTGAAATTGCCGCTTTAACTTCAGAGGGTAAAAAGTTATTGCCTAGCTTTACCCGTGCAGGGCCAGGCGGCGCGCTTGGTGGCATTATCGGCAGCGCTTTTGGAGGTATTGGTGCGCCTGTCGGTGCAGTCATTGGCGCTGGCACTAGCGATATTATTCGCCGAGTCGCAGCCAATAGAATGACGTCGCCTGAGTTTCAGGCGTCACGCGCTGTACCAAAAGATTATCGACCACCAATTAACAATTTGCGTCCTGTTGAGCCTGGTCAATCCAATGTTGTGCCGTTCGATCCGCGCAACAATCCAAACTTTATATTTCCAACTGGCGAAACTACGCGGGTGCCTTTTGATCCAAACCGCCCTGACGCACGACTGCCAATGATGCAAGGTCAACCTTCGTCAACCAACGCTTTGCGTCTTGGTTTAGATGAGGCGCCCGAGGTTACGGCTAGACTGCGCGCAGAAGACGCTAGGCGCGCGCGTATGGCACAAATGGCTGAAACTGAAGGTCTTGCCGCCGAAGCTAGCGCCCGCGCGCCTACACGCGGCGGTACGATATTTGATCTAGACCCTGTCAGCGGCAAACTGACGTTTGTAAGCCAAGGTATCAAAGGCGCTACGCCTGAAACTTTTCAAAACTATATGTCAACTTTAGGGTCGGCAGTAGACAAGGTAACGTCAAGACAAAACTTTAATTTGACCGCCGCTGAAAAAGTAGCATTTGATAAAACCAAGTTTTACATTGCTGAAGTAAGCCCAGGCTTTGAAAAGTTAAGCGACAAAGCAATTGTCAGTCGCATGATGGATCGTAAGTGGGTTGAAGATGCGGTGGTTCAAGCGCGTGAAAAATCACTTGCACTTGATCAAGCGGCTATCCGTTCGCGCAGCCCTGAGATGATGGACGCTCGGGCTAGTGCTGCTCAAAACGCTGAGTTAGCGCGTCGAGCAGAAGAGGCTAGTCTTCAAATGAAAACCACTCTAGACTTGCTAGAAGATCGGTTGGTAAAATTGCGTGCTGACGCTTCAGGCAAACGGCAAGGCCCTAAAACTCAAGGCGCAATTCGCAACAACTTGACCGCTAACCAAAATCGCAACAAACTGAGAGAAGACTAATGGATTGGCAAAACTTCATCAACGTAGGCGCTGGTTCATTACTCGCTATCGGCAGTTGGTTTGCTCGTCAATTATGGGATGCTGTAAAAGAACTTAAAGCAGAAATTGCCGACTTGAAACTGCACGTCAGCGATTCGTATGTCAAGAAGTCTGAGCTCGACACGCTTAAATCCGAGATGGACAAACGCTTTGACCGCGTTGAAATGTTGCTTGACCGTTTGTTCGATAAACTTGAAGCCAAGGCAGACAAGTAATGGACCCGATTACGCTCCTAGCCGCGCTTGGCCCACTTGCCGTTGATCTTGGCAAGTCCTTGATCGGGCGCTTTATTCAGACAGACGTATACAAACCGACCAACGTCGCCGAGTACACGCAGATGCGTAATACCGACCTTGAGATGTTCAAGGCAATGAACGCAGCGGGTGGCGCGGGCACTACCTACCCGTGGGTCGAGGCGATTGTCAGATTGATGCGACCAGGCGTGGCAACTGTCGTGCTTGGCACATGGGCGTACATGATGGTGTCAGGGCAAGACTCGCCAGCGGTCAACAACTTTGCGTCAGCCGTAGGGTTCTACCTGTTTGGTGATCGCACACTTTTCTACGCGCAGAAGAAATAATGTTTACCTTTTCAGAACGCTCGCTTAACAACCTGAAGGGCGTACACCCTAAACTGGTAGCTGTAGTCCACCGTGCGCTTGAGTTAAGCCCGATCGACTTCACGGTCTTAGAAGGTGTGCGATCGCAAGCGCGTCAAGATGAATTGTGGGCACAGGGGCGAACCAAACCTGGGCCCGTCGTCACATGGGTGCAAACTAGCGGCACTCACGGCATCCAAAAAGATGGTTACGGTCACGCCGTAGACCTCGCACCTTACCCAATTGATTGGAACGACCACGCCCGCTTTGATAGTTTGGCTAACATCATGTTCGCCGCTGCCAAAGAGCTTGGTGTCACGCTCAGATGGGGCGGCAATTGGGATATGGATGCCACGATCCATGAGCGTGGCGAGTCCGATAGCCCGCACTATGAGCTATTTGAGTAGGCGCCACAGAACCCTGCGCCACAAGGGGATGTACGGTTGAACGTACCGCACCGTGGGGATTGAGCGCGCAATGCGCCCTGTCCAGTTGGCATCAGTGCGGTCAGTATTTCTTGATGCAGTATTCACAGTACCCTCCTAAAAGATCACTACAGACTTGACCGCACCCGTCGCAGACCAACTCGGGTGGAAATGTTGGCGGGGGTTTCTCACGCGAAACACGAAACCACAATAAGACCCCTACCATTAGCGCCATCGACGCGTAAAACCACATCATCATTTCGTAAACTACCATGTCAACCCCCAATTGTTATGATTGTGGGCTGCTCTTTAGCTGCCCGTCTAGCGTTGATTTGAAGCGCCATAGGCATCTGATACGCGCCCTTGACTAACCTAGGTGGCGCAGCGGCAATAAACGCATCTAAGAGCGCGCAAGGGTTTGTTGGCCCACCACCCAACACGCGAGCGGCAGACGCTAATATTTCCCCTTCAGAGTCGGTTGTGTACCCCATCGTTCGCAATTTGTGGGCGGCGACTGAGTATAGATTTTTCATATTTTTCCATAAGTATTTGAATGTCTACGCGTAGCATCAACGCCTGTTGGCGTAGCCGCGCAATGTCATCGTCAATCTGTGCTAGGTTCTCAACGATCTGTTTGTACACTTGGCTCTCGGTCATGTCCTCTCCTCAATGTTATAAAACCAATCGGTGCCGGTTGTCCACTTGCGTGTGCCGTCCACCGTCCAAAAGGTTTGTGCTGCTTGAAAGTCAGGGTGCTTGGTGTCGTTTGGAATTAACGACTGGTCGTACCACAAGCACCGGTTGTTAGGTTGACAAGCAAACTGACCATTGTCGAGCCTCAGAAAGTTAAACGACTTGTGTTCCTCGGCCTGTTCGGTAAAGCCAGTATCCACGTCCTGACCATCCGCGCAAAAGTCCACCGTGAACAGGTACTTGCCGTATACCCACTCTTTGTCTTTACTCATAAACTTAACGCCTAGGTTACGCAGCCCGATCTTCTCAATGACCGTGAACTTGTAGCCCATACAATCCCAAAGCTGTAACGTGTCGATAGGAAGTGCCGCAGGGCTATCGGTGTGCCACACATAGGCGTGGATAGGCAGCTTGTCGTAAAGCGCGCCATAGGCCGGCAGAAGGCTCTCAATGCGAAACACTTGACCCCTAAGTGCCTTGATGCTCACCCAAATAGCGGGTTCGTATTCTCCGTGACCCTTGGTGAAGTTGTACAGAAACTCTCGGCGCACGAAACACTTGAGCGGGGGTAGGGATGCAACGATGTAGCTCACGGACGCACCGCCTCTTTTAGCAACTCAATACGCTCACGCGCAACGCGCAGAGAGTTCGCGCGCTGGTGCAAACGCAACAACATCTTCACCCGACGCTCATGGGTGCGTTCGTACTCAAGCATGGCCATGATCTCTTCTTCAGAATATGTAGCCATATACTCATTTAGTCTTCGCCAAGTGATTAGCATATTTGTCCTCCAATTTTTTAACAGTTACAAAAACACGGTTGTAGGCCCGTGTCGCTTCGTTCATTAGCTTTTGCCGGTGGCGCAGCACGTCCTTGGCCACAGCCAGTTGCGCGCGTAATAGATCAAGTTTCATTCAATCACCTTAAAAAATTTGCTAACTTTTGCGCGCCTAGCTTGCGCTTGCTCAATCGTGTCAAGTTTGACGTATTGGTTAATTGTGTAAGTGGTGTGTGAATCCCACTCGCGCCAAAAACCATCGCCATCAACAAATTCATTTGTTGTCTTAAAAAACCAAAACTTTTTTGTTCTCATAACAGCGTATTTGCCGTCTTCAAATTGGATTATGTTCATCACGTTCCTTTCGTAGTTGGGTTAATTCACGGCGTACGTCAAACAATGTGTCGGCGTACCTAATGAGTTCTTCGCGCATCACTCTGTTCGACTCTTGCAACGCGCGTATGTACTTGGCTGTTTCGTCTTGCTCTTGAGGGTTCATAACGTACCCATGTTCAAGATAACGTAATGTTTTTTCAGGTGTCATGGTCGTAATCCAAAAGGGTTATGGGCTCGGCTAATCGCCAAGTTTTCAAAATGCTCAACGACTGTAGGCGTAGACACTATGTAAGTAGCGGGCTCGGTATCAACGCGCTTGACTAGCCCTTTCATCTGTAAGCGCCCCAACGCGCTGTAGATGCTGCTGCGCTGTATCTTGCAATGATCGGAAATCTCTTGCGCCGTATGCGGCTTAGTACAAAAAGCAATTATTTTGTCGGGTGTTCTCATTTCAAAGCCTCCAAAGCAATATCAGATACAGCGCGCTTGTCATGCAACGCCGCCCAAATTTTTTCATCAACGGTATTGTTGGTGAGTAACACATAGACCCACACATCATTCTTCTGCCCCGAGCGATGGATGCGCCCTACGGTCTGTTCGTAGAGCTCAAGACTCCAAGGCAATGACAGAAAGACCATCCGGCAACCGCCGTGTTGCAAGTTAAGCCCGTGCCCTGCGCTCTTGGGGTGGACAAGTAGCAACTCCACTTTTCCCGCATTCCAGCGCTCAATAGCATCTTTGTCGTCAAGGGTAACGGCGTGGGGGTACTGGCGCTTGAGTTCGGCAAGTTCTTCTTTGTAGGTGTAGGCGATGATGGTGTTGGCACGTTGGTTTTCCTCTAGTAAATCGTCAAGCAAATCAAACTTGTGACGGCTTAACCAAATGGCTGTTTGTACGGTATCAAACCTACCTGGGCTTTCGCTTGCCGTTGTGTTGGTGTGATAGATAAACCCTGACGCCATCTGTTGCAGTTTGCCCGTCACAACCGCTGCGTTAATCGCCTCAATATGCGTATCGCCAAACAACAACACAAAGTCTTGTTTCATTTTCTTATAACTCACCATGTCCATGTCACAGCGCATCTCAACGGTGTGGCATGGCGGCAGCTTGTCGGCGTATTCACCAGGCTCAAGCAGATAGGTCGCAGGCTTGATACGTTCCATGACCGACTGCAACGCGCGGGGCCGAGGCGCCCACTCGCCATACTCTTTGTTCATCAGCACAAAATACGTCTGCATGAACGCGCCTTTGCTGCGCCCAAGCAAGGATTGGTCAACGATCTTGCATTGGCCGAACACGTCTTCTAAACCGTTTGACGTAAACGATCCGGTCAAGCCCCAACGCACAGTCATGGGTTCGATGACTTTCAACAAAGCTTTGAAGCGCGCGCCCGAAGGGTTCTTGAGCCGTGTCAGTTCATCAAACACAATCCCGTCAAAGTCCAACTCTTGTTCAGCCAACCATTGCAGATTGTCGTAGTTGGTCACAACGACTTTTACATCTGAATGGAGCGCAACCAAACGCTGCGCGGGTGTGCCTACGCACACGCCTAAATGCAAGTTAGGCGCCCACTTACGCGCCTCGGCGGGCCATACGCTTGTGGCAACCCGTTTGGGCGCCAAGACAAGCCAACGAAGTACGGGCGAGGCTTGCATAGCGGCAAGCGTAATCGCCGTCTTACCGGCACCCACAGGGGCTAGCACCATAGCGCGGTCGTGTGTGCCGAGAAAGGTCGCGGCTTCAGTTTGATAAGGTCTAAGCAATAGCATTGATTGCCCTCCCGATTAGTTCAGGGATCTGCGGCACTACGGCGTTGCCAAGTTGTTTAATTCGGTGTGCCCGATTGGGAACCCCATCAGCCACTCTACAAATTGGGGGTTCAACGCTCCAGATACCCCCAACTGCAACTCGCCACGCCTCGCTTGTGCCTCCAAGCACTTGCTGGCTTGGGTGTCGCCCTTCAAGCGGTACTTGTGTTCCGAGGACGTTGGTGTCTGAAACAACCGTACCGCATCCGCTAACCCCACCGAGTGACTTGTCTTGCCGTTCTTGCTCAAGCGTCTGCCCGTCTTGGTCAACACCATGTTCGGGTGTTCGACTTCCTGCGTGGTTGGGGTAGGCAATAATCCAGACGCGATCCCTTTGGTGGTGAGCGCCAACGGCGCTTGCGGGTACACAATGCCATTCCGCATCGTACCCGACCTCAGCGAGGCTCCCGAGGACTTTATCCAATCCTCTAGAGCGAAGGGCTGCGACGTTTTCGATGATGACCCACGACGGTTTGATTTCTTTAATGAGCCGGTGGAACTCCCACCACAGACCTGATCTTGCGCCGGTAAGTCCTGCGCCTTTTCCTGCGAAAGACAAATCTTGACAGGGGAATCCACCGCAAATAACGTCAATTGTTCCAAGCTGTTCACCTTTTAAAGTTTTAACATCATCAAATATCGGTACGTTTGGCCAATGCTTACGCAGCACTTGTTGCGCAACTTTATCTATCTCGCAAAACGCAACGGTTTGCATACCTGCGCGCTCAAGCCCAAGGCTAAAGCCTCCGATACCACTAAACAAATCTAGTACGCGTAATCCATTCATCAACTTGCTCCTTAGTCCATAGACAACTGTAGTTTTGATTTAATCTCGCCATGTCGGCAGCAAAAATTTTTTGTAATTCTGACAATCGACCTCCTTTAATCTTGAGTTCTACAAACCATGTCGCCCCGTCAGGGAAACACGCTATACGGTCAGCAACGCCACGGTGGCTTGGCGACGTGAACTTGTACGTCTTGCCCCCTGCGCGTTCGACCGCCCATTTAAAATAATTTTCGATTTCTGATTCTTTCATGTAAAAAAGTATAGCACAAGCAAAAAATCGTGTACAATTAAATCTCTCTAAACTAAATTGGACTACACAAAATGAAAATTACCACTACCGCTTGGTTAGTTAAAGACAGCCGGTTGTCACCTGAGCAATTACTTGACGCCACAGATAAAGAAACTATTAGCGACCTTTGTTTTACCGATTACGATTTTTCAAAATACGGTTGCACTAAAATTGGCACCGCTACAATTGATCTTAATTTAATTGACCGTAACGAAATGATTGACAACAAAATTGTTGCGTTGCGCGCAGAATTGCAAAACGTTAAAGCTGACGCGCAAGTGAAAGTGCAAAAACTTGAAGATCAATTACAAAGCCTGTTGGCTATCGGCGGTTGATATGCCATACGATAAAGAAATTTGCGATGATTATGTTAAATGGCTTGATTCTTTAAAGCATTACAAAGCGCAAGCTAAAGAATGGGATAAGCATATAGCGGCGTTGAATTTATTGACTGACGAATTTGAAGACGGGCAGGCGGGTTACAAAGCTCTAATGGCACTTCATAGAATTGCTATTCAGCGTAAAAATTCAATTAACCGGTCGTTAGTAATCGTAAAAAAAGAATTAGATAAAGCAACAAAAGCATACAAACAATATTGCGCTAACAAGGAAACCAAATGAATCACTCAACTATCGTCGGCGGTTCGACTGCCAAGCGCGTTATCGCTTGCCCTGCCTCAATTGAACTGGTCGCTAAGATGCCGCCAAAGCCTAGCAGCAAGTACGCTGACGAAGGCACGTTATTGCACGACGCCATTAGTCAAATCCTTGACTGCAAGGCGACACCCGAGTCGGTGATCGGTATGGTTCACGAAGGCATTACTCTCACTCAGGAGTTGTACGATGACAAGATTGCTGTGGCGCTTGCGGCGTTGGATGAAATTGATCCCGACAAGCAGATGGAGTTTGCTGTGGAAAGTAGCGTCAACTTTGGTGATCTTTTGCCAGGCGTGTTCGGTTCTGCTGACCTACTTGGTCGGATCGGTAAGAAGGCAATTGTGCTTGATTGGAAATTTGGCAATGGCGTGGCTGTTGAGGCAACTGAGAACGAACAGGGTATGTTCTACGCTGCTGCTGCCATGCGTACGCCGGAAACTCAATGGGTGTTTGAGGACGTTGAGGAAATTGAAATCATCATTGTTCAACCGCCGATGGTGAAGCGTTGGGTGACAACGCCCGAGCGTATCGCTAAGTTTGAGTTGGATTTAATCTCGGCCGTCAAAGGCCCCCGCACTAAGCTAGAGTCCGGTGAGCATTGCCGGTGGTGTGCGGCCAAGCCAACGTGCCCCAAGGTGACCGGTGCTGTTGATCGGGCGCTAAAGACCGCGCTTGTGAATCTTGACGCTGACAAGGTGAGCGAGTATCTCGCGCAAGCCGAACAACTTGAGTCGTGGATCGACGCCGTGCGCGTACTGGCGTTTGATATGCTTGAGAACAATATCAAAGTGCCAGGCTTTAAGTTGGTCGCCAAGCGCGGCACACGTCAATGGGTGAACGACGAGGCGCCCGTAAAATTATTAGGTGACAAAGCGTATGAGAGTAAGCTAATCTCTGTCGCTCAAGCCGAGAAAATTATCGGCAAAAAGAACTTTCCGGCTGACGTAGCTGTAAGCGTTAGTTCGGGCAGTACGTTGGCTGCGGAATCTGATCCGCGCCCAGCGGTTATTAACCTAGGCGCGCAACTTGCAAACCTAAAACTAATCTAAAGGTACTCTAAATGTTTAACTTAGCAAAACTCCCTGAAGTAAAGTCACTTTCTACAGCCCTGCGTACCATTCAAGCCGATGTTGGCGCAACTGGTACGGTCATTATTAAGATGGACAAAACCGGCCATTGGGTGTTCGGCGCCGATCAAGAAGAAGTCGAAGCTGACTCAACTTGGGCGGTCAACCCGTTTTCGTTTGTCCACGGCTACATTGCGTGGGGTGATGGTGATGTGCTAGCTGAAAAGATGGTGTCTGTGTCCGAGCCATTGCCCGAGATGGATGACGCCCCTGCGGGCGCCAAACGTGGTTGGGAAGTGCAGGTTGGTATGTCACTCAAGTGCTTGACCGGCGACGACAAGGGTATGGAAGCGCGTTACACCACCACATCAGCCGGTGGCAAGCGTGGTGTACAGACCTTGGCGGTTGCGATTGCCGAACAAGTGGATAAGGATCAGTCTAAGCCGGTGCCTGTTGTGCTTTTGAAGAAAGAGCATTACCAGCACAAGTCGTATGGCCGCATCTTTACGCCCTTGTTTGACATTCAGTCGTGGGTGTCAATGGATGGCGAAGAGCCTGAAGTTGAGCCTGACACGTCACCCGTAGCGTCTGCTATTGATGCTGCACCCGCCCGTCGCCGTAGGAGCGCAACATGAGCAACACAATTGCTTTAGATTTAACCGTTGCGGAAATTAACGCAATTATGGGCGTACTTGGTCGTCAACCGTATGAGCAAGTCGAAGCCTTGATTGCTAACATTCGCCGCCAAGCATTGCCGCAGTTGCCACCAGCAGTAGACGAGTAAGGTTTAGGGGGCGGTTAGGCAAGCAATTGAGGATGTCGTAAGCGCGTGTTTTTCTTGCCTTCCAACGCGTATGCAGTAACGGCCAAATCAACGCCCCCACCTCACACCTATGACAATCCTATATCTAGATTTTGAAACGCGAAGCCATTGCGATTTAAAAAAGCATGGCGTCTACAATTACGCGCAAGACGCAACGACCGACGTGTTGTGCATGAGCTACGCCTTTGACGATGAAGACGTTGTGACGTGGTTACCCACGCAGCTCTTTCCCAAACGTGTACGCGATCACACCGGCTTAATCTACGCGCACAACGCAGCCTTTGAGCGCTTAATCTTTTGGTACGTCTTACAGATCAATTTCAAATTAGAGCAGTTCTATTGCACCGCAACACAAGCCCGAGCGAATTGCGCGCCTGGCAGCCTTGAGGACGTGGGCCGGTTTGCCGGTGCCAGTATGAAGAAAGATTACCGTGGCGCGCAGTTGATTAGGGCGTTGTGTGTACCGCCGTTTAAAGACGACCCTGCGCTAATGCTTGAAATGGTGCAATACTGTGAGCAAGACGTGCGCGCCATGCGCGCGGTCAGTCAAAGCCTACGCCCCTTATCAGACGAAGAGTTGGAGGATTACCATGTCAACGAAAAAATTAACGACAGAGGCGTTTTGGTGGACGTGCCTCTTGCCAGCGCAGCCATTACTTACGCGGCCACGGAACTCGAGGATATTCAGTCCATTGTCAGAACCGTCACCAATGGCGCGATCACGTCAGTCCGCTCGCCGAAGATGCGCGCTTGGGTTCAAGAAAGGTTAAGCCCCGAACAACTTAAACTAATGGAAGTGGAAGATGGAAAGTATTCGATTGACAAGCGCGTCCGCGCAAACTTACTCGCGGTCGAAGACCTACCGCCCGACGTTGCCGAGGTTATCCAGTGCGCCGATGACCTATGGGCGTCGAGCGTTGCGAAGTTCAGCCGCCTTAAAGACTTGGCGGACATTGAAGACCACCGCGTTCGCGGAGCATTCGTTTTTTCCGGAGGGAGTGCCACTGGCAGAGCTTCGAGCTATGGGGCGCAGGTCCATAACTTCACACGTAAATGTGCCAAAGACCCTGAGTCCGTCCGAACAAGTATGGTTGATGGGCGTTCGATCGTCCCTCAGTATGGTAGGCGAGTCACAGATGTTCTCAAGGGAATGCTTAGGCCAGCAATTATCCCTGCTAAAGGCAAATCTTTAGTCGTAGCCGACTGGGCTCAGATCGAAGCTAGGATGACCCCGTGGTTGTCAGGGCGCGGCGATGACGTGCTAGACGTGTTCCGGTCGGGCCGCGACATTTACATACGGGAAGCCGCCGCCATGTACAAGATACCCGAGTCAGACGTCACCCCCGATCAGCGTCAGATCGGTAAGGTTGCAATTCTCGCTTGCGGGTTCGGTGGTGGCATTGGCGCGTTTAGCGCAATGGGTCGCGCCTATGGGTTGACCATGACCGAGTCCGACGCCCAGCGCACCGTGGACGCCTGGCGCCGCGCAAACCAATGGGCCGTCAGGTATTGGCAAGAACTAGAAACTGGCTACATGATCGCCATGCGTAATAAGGGGCGCGAAATCGTCGCGGGTAGGGTAACCTACCTGTTTGACGGCGCCCACCTGTGGTACGCTTTACCTTCCGGTCGCATTCTCTGCTACCCATTCGCCAAACTTGAAGAAGATGGTATCTCATACGCCAAAGCTGCATGGAAACCCGCCGTTGACGCCCGTGAATGGCCACGCGCAAGGCTGTGGCGTGGCTTGGCCTGTGAAAATGTTACACAAGCCGCTGCGAACGACGTATTACGTTACGCTCTCCGCGCCGTTGAACCTCTCGGAGTTGTACTCCACGTTCACGACGAAATTGTTATTGAAACCGATCAGCCCGAAACCGTCACCGAACAACTAAGAAAAGCAATGTGTACGCCCCCGCCGTGGGCGCAAGGTTTACCGTTAAACGCCGAGATTCAAACAATGGCACGTTACGGTAAATAAAAAAAAAGCCACCGGCGAGGGTGGCTTAAACAACTAAGGAGTATTGCATTGGACTTCGTCGATTTTATCTCAAAAGTCGCCCCCGAGGGTGAAACTTGCTTGCTAGTCAAGCAAAAGCCTGTTGGGAAAGAACAACACGCCGATGGCACGATCAAGGCGACATGGCCAGCCTTTTACCCGAGCGAGTACAAAGAGGGCGGTGCATGGTACGCCAATACCGCGTCGTTTATTGTCGAACGGTTTAAGAGTAAACCGAGTGCGTCAATTCACAACTGTGACCATGTTGCCTTTCTTGTGCTTGATGACGTGGGCACTAAATCAAAAGCACCCCCGTTAGAACCAACGTGGAAGATCGAAACTTCCCCCGATAATTTTCAATGGGGCTATACGTTTGCCTTAGACGATCAACCTACGCACCAAGTTTTTAGCGCAGCGATCAAGGCAATAGCCGAGGCGGGTTACACCGACAAAGGCGCGACTAACGCCGTACGCAACTTTAGGATACCTGGCAGCGTCAACCTCAAGCCCGAGCGCAACGGGTTCAAGTCGGTGTTAACCGAATTTCACCCCGAGCGTGAGTTTAGTTTGCCCCAGATTATGGGCGCCTTTGGCGTGACTTCCGGCCCCGTCGAATCCAACGCGTACCGCCCGATCAAGATAGACGACGACGGTACCGATAACATTTTTGCGTGGTTGGCTGAGAATAGCTTGGTCATTAATCGCCCGAACTCCGAGGGTTGGGCGGGCGTCGTGTGCCCCAATAGCCATGAACACACGGACGGCAACCCGCAAGGGCGCTACAACCCCTCTATGCGCGCCTATTGTTGCTTGCACAGCCATTGCTTGCAACTAGACAGCCACATCTTCCTTGAATGGGTCGAGGGGCAGGGCGGCCCAAGCGCAGCACCAGGTTTGCGCGATGAATTGTTGGCGTCCGTCATGGCTAAAACGTATTCAATCATCGCACCTACCGAGGCGTTTCCCGATGACGTCAAGCGTCGTCAGGTAGAAATAGAACACCGCGAGCTTGGGCGCGTACAAAAGCGCGAGTGGTTTGCCCGTTTTGCTTACATTCAGTCTGACGATTCGTATTTTGACCTTCAAGACCGACGTGAAATTTCCCGTGGCACATTTAACGCGCTGTACAGGCACGTTATTTGCAAGTCAATCCGTACAGGTCGCCACGTTGAGGCGTCAGTTTGCTTTGACGAACTACGCCAAGAAAATGGCGCGCCAGCTTTAGTCGGCATTACCTACGCCGCTGGTGAAGCTGTCCTTGTCAGCCGAGGCGGTGACGTATATGGCAATAGATGGCGCGATGCCCGACCCGTAGGTGTCGCGGGTAATGTCACCCCGTGGCTTGACCATTGTCGTCACCTTGTGCCCGACGAAGTGTCGCTTAACCATTGTTTTGATGTGATGGCGTACAAGCTGCAATACCCCCAAACCAAGATTAACCACGCTGTCCTACATACGGGCATACAAGGGTCGGGTAAGGACACCATGTGGCACCCATTCATTTGGGCTGTTTGTGGGGCAAATAGCGTTAACCGTGGCTTGCTAGATTCCGACACCATGTCTTCGCAGTTTAATTACGCGCTCGAGTCTGAAATATTGATATTGAACGAACTCCGCGAGCCCGACGCGAAAGATCGTCGCGCTTTGGCGAATAAACTAAAGCCAATCATCGCTGCCCCTCCTGAGTATTTGAGCATTAACCGTAAGAATCTGCGACCCTACGATATGGCAAATCGTCTGCTAGTGCTTGCATTTTCAAACGACCCTGTACCCATTACCCTAGACAGCCAAGATCGTCGCTGGTTTGCGATCCGATCAAACGCTGCCCGTATGACCCCTGAGGCAAGCCTAAAGATATGGCGTTGGTTTGAGAACGGAGGTGTTAGTGCTTGCGCTGCGTGGCTAGCCCAGCGCGACGTGAGCGCGTTTAACCCTGCTGCCACGCCCCCAATGACCGAATTTAAGACTACCCTAGTCGAACAAGGTATGAGCGCGAACGAATCGTACCTAGTCGATATGATTCGTGAGCGCAGAGGTGTTTTTGCACAAGGTGTTATTGCTAGCCCCTTCCACGCAGTCTGTGACACCTTGTCGCTTAACGCGCCTGGCGCGTACAAGGTCAGCCAAGGCGCGCTTCTTCATGCGCTGATGGAGTGTCAATGGGTAGATTGTGGTCGCATATCGTCGCGTATTCACACGACCAAAAAACAAATCTATTGTGCGTCGGATATGCTTGATCACAACAAGAGCGACCTACGCGCGATGGCTGAGAATACGACCATACGCGCGGGAACCCCTATGGCTGCTGTCAGTAACCTAACGATCGTAAAAAAACCCGCCTAGGCGGGTCTGTGAGGGTTATTAGAGGTCGAAGACTAGAATCATTAGAACGACCACAGCAGCAGCGATTAGCGATATGGTCATAAGGGCATTAACTCCGCAAATAAAGGGTTTAGGCGTGGGATATACGCGCCTATATCAGCGGGAAAAACTGAACGAAAATACCCGCGCTCGCACATTGAGCGCAGCGTAACGTAATCGCTGATTGAATAGACGGTATATGCGCGGTTTTTAACGTGTACCACGTCGCCTACCTCTACTGGCTGTCCGTTTTTATATTTCATCATTCAACCCTCAACACAAAATGATCGCCACTTGGGTAGCCATATTTCCAAGACTGACCAACTTTAAGCGCGCTGATTTCTTTAATATCGTCAGGTTCGTATCCCGCATCTTCGTGAAAAAAATCAAGCGTGTGGCTAACAATGTGTTCGTCGCCATACCCTGCACCCCAATAACATACGAATTTTTTCATGCTGTAACCCCTTTAATAGGTGAAGAATCAGTACAGATACAAGCTATGCGTTCAAACTTAGGCGCGGTGTCTAACGTACACGCGATCAAATTGCGACCTGTATGCGTGTAACTTTCAACGCGCATTTTGCGCCCCTGCACCTCAATAATTTGCCCAATCTTATATTGAGTCTTTGGGATAAATGCAAATCTCATGCTGACACCTCTTCGCAAGATAAAGTATTTTCTTCGTATCGCTCTTTATGGTCGCCTTGCGCTCTAGCATCAAATAGCTCATGCGCTTGGTCGTATGCGTCGTTTTCGTCTTCGCATTGCACAAGTATGGTTTTCTCAATAATGGCTTGGATAACTACTTTGTAAGTTTTCATGCTGACACTCCCGCCAAGTCGATTAAAAGCTCTGCAAGCTCAGATATGCTCATGTCGTCGTAATCGTCTAGGTTCTCAGTTTCAAGCAGCGCGTAGGCGCGCTGTGGTACGCGCAAACCAGCTTCGCGCATGGCGTTTAATTCTTTAAGTATTTGGTTTTTCATGCTGTGCGCTCCTGAAGCCATTCATCAATTCTGTTTAACGCTGCGTTAACGTAATCTTGCTCTATCGCAGGGCTTGCAAAATGGCGATTTTTTATGTCGCCTAATTCGTAAACATCACAATGGTTTTCTAGCTCCTCTGTTGACGTACACGCTGCCAGCGTAGGGTTAGCCAAAATCTCAGCTTTGATTGATTCAAGATACTCATTCATGTTAATTCCGCCATAACTTCTCATAATGTCGCCTCCTCAATGGCTTTTTTGATGTCGTCTAAATTGTCTGATTCCAAAATCAAGCGATCATTGAGCGATTCTTCAATGTCTTGGTAATACAGAATGAATCGTTTTGTACCTACGCGCAGTTCAGGGTTAGCGTACTCGCACCACAATTTGAGGTTGTAGGTCGCGTTAAACAGCGAGGGGCAAGTATCGTTGTGCCATGAATCGTCAACAAAACCATTGAGCGTGGGCAGCTCGGCATCGTAGTCGGGAAATTCTCTTAAATAATGGGTCATGCTTGCACCTTTGAGTTTGCAAAACAAAAAACGTAACCGCGCAAATCCGCGCTATCACCAAAGCGCATATCAGTTAAATCCCAATCTAACTGATACTTTGCAACTAAGGCTTTGACCGCCTCAAAGTGAACCGCCTCAAACGACAATTCGTAGGGGTAAGGAATAATTACAGATAAACCATTGGCGGTATACGCTTTGACGCGATCGCCTTTAGTGTTAGACGCGCCGATAAATTTAGTATGTATGGCAATCATATTTGCACCTTAGTTTAGGGTAGGGAAGTTTAGAGAAAGCAAGCTAACAACAGCGCAGCGCACATCAACAGCGCAGCGATTACGTCGTGAATCTTATTCATGCCGCACGCTCAATCGCGACGACTGCGCTGCGCCTAACTGGCGCGCCAAGGTAGCGACCAACGTACACAACAACGTAACAGCCGCTAAACACGCGCTGAAAACTGTGTTTAGCTACGCTGTAGCGTGACGCGACAATGGTGTATTTGTTGCCGTTTACTGCGCTGAATTTGTACTGATACTGTTTCATGTTGTAGGTCACCAGGTTTGTTGAAGAGCTTTTATTGTACATGAATTTATAGCAATGTACAACTATTTATAGCATAAAGCTCACAAAAGCTCACAATTTTGTCGGTCATGTCGGTAAGTTTGTCGGTCAGACAATTAGGTAAAAAAACCTACGGGAAATGCTTATTTATCAGTCTGTTAGATGACTTGTAGTATTAGTTAGTTAGTAGATAGATAATAAATTAAATTCTATAAAATACTAAGTATAGCTTTATAGCTGTATATGTGTCGCTGCGTTTTGGTTCGCGCTGTAGCAGCCAGTAGACTTTTTTTACTATGCCGACATTGCCTACATTGCCTACAAGTTAAACTTAGTATGCACATAATCCTAAGACTTAGTGAGTACCAGGTGCTAAGACTTAGTGAGTATTTGGCACTAAGACTTAGTGAGCTTGGCTAAGACTTAGTGAGCTTGTAGGTTGTCCAACAACCTAAGACTTAGTGAGCCCAGGCCTTGTGGCATTAAGCATTCTTGAGGGCATGGGGTAGGGGGGGGGAGGGCCCTGCGAGGAGCCCTAGCTAGCGGAGGTTATGCCACCAAAATTTTTTTATATAATAAATTGCCTACATGACCTACAATCGCAAAATGCTATCTCTACACTTCACACCCCGCGAAGTCCGCGCCACCGAGTCGCGTTTGTTGCGCGTCTATGAGGCTGCGCGTCTTGGTCTGTCTAATGACGCGCTTGCGTTGAAGGCCGGCATGATGCCCGAAGAGTTTCGCAAGCTCTGCCAGCTAGACCCTGTGGTCGAATTAGCCGCTATGCAAGGCCGTGCGGATTCAGAGTCCGAAATGTCGCAGGTTGTGCGTGATGCGGCGTTAGCGGGCGACGCTAAGATGGCGTTGGAGTTCTTAAAACACAAACACGACTGGGTCGCCAAGCAACAAGTGCAAGTGGACGTGACGCAACAGATCAGCATCATCACCGCGCTTGAGCAGGCCGAACAACGGTTAACTATAGATATGGAACCCACGGATGCAAACGACACAGTACAGCGCCGCCGAAGAAATGCGCCTAATGTCGGCGCTTTGGTCGCCCAAGATCAAGGATGACCCACTAGCGTTTGTACTTTATGCGTTCCCTTGGGGTCAGAAGGGTACGCCTCTTGAAAACTTCACCGGCCCCCGCAAATGGCAGCGCGAAGTGTTGTCTGACCTGACCGCCCACATTAAGCAGAACGGCGGCAAGATTGACTTTGACACATTCAGAATGGCAACGTCATCAGGGCGTGGTATTGGTAAGTCTGCGTTGGTCAGTTGGCTAACCCTATGGATGTTGTCCACCCGCATTGGTTCGACTACCATCATTTCAGCCAACTCAGAGTCGCAGTTACGATCGGTCACCTGGGCAGAGATTACCAAGTGGCTCGCCATGAGCTTAAACAGCCATTGGTTTGAAGTGTCAGCCACACGGCTCATGCCCGCCAAGTGGATTACCGAATTGGTCGAGCGCGACCTAAAGAAAGGCACACGCTATTGGTCGGTTGAGGGCAGGCTTTGGTCAAGCGAGAACCCTGATGCGTACGCAGGGGTTCACAACTACGACGGCGTGATGGTGATCTTTGATGAGGCCTCCGGTATTGATGACGCCATTTGGGCGGTGACTGCGGGCTTCTTTACAGAGAACACGCCTAACCGCTTTTGGTTGGCGTTCTCTAACCCTCGGCGCAACACCGGCTACTTCTACGAATGCCACAACTCCAAGCGTGACTTTTGGAATACCAAAATTGTGGACGCAAGAACGGTCGAGGGTACGGACAAGGCGGTGTATCAGCAGATCATCGACGAATATGGCGCCGATTCATCACAAGCTGCGGTCGAGGTCTATGGTGACTTTCCCTCTGCGGGTGATGATCAGTTCATATCATCATCGATCGTTGATGAAGCCATGCGTCGGCCACGGCTCAAAGACCTGTCCGCCCCTATTATTGTGGGCGTTGACCCTGCACGGTTCGGTTCTGACTCGACGGTAATCGCAATCCGGCAAGGGCGTGACATTATTGGCATTAAACGCTTCAAAGGCGACGATACGATGACGGTCGTGGGGCACGTCATTGAGTGTATTGAGGAATATAAGCCCGCGTTGGTGGTGATCGACGAAGGCGGTGTGGGCGGTGGGGTTGTCGACCGGCTAAAAGAACAACGATACAAGATTAGAGGCGTGAATTTCGGAAATAAATCGAAAAATCCGCTGATGTATGGTAATTTAAGGGCTCAGATGTGGGGAGATATGCGAAATTGGTTGAAAACCGCATCAATTCCTAGTGACAGAGTGCTTAAAACTGATTTAATATCACCAATAATGAAACCGGATTCTAAAGGTACAATCTTTTTAGAGTCTAAGAAGGATATGAAGGCGAGGGGGTTGGCTTCTCCCGACGCAGCAGATGCTATATGCGTGACGTTTGCATTCCCTGTCGCGCACCGTGAGTATGTAGAACCTAAAAGTCGTAATTATTCACCTCAAAGTATGTCCACAAACTGGATGGGAGCCTAGAAATGCCTAATACACAACCAATTGGTGTCGCTTTTGCTGACCCCGAGTTTACAACCTGTTACGCAAGCCAAGAGATTGGCTACTCAAGCGCCGCCCAAGGCGCGGTCACTCAGTTAACCTCAAAATCTACTGGTGTGACGCTCAACAAGTCAGCCGGTAAGATCACCATGAACAACGCAGCACTTGGCGTAGGTGCAACAGCGTTGTTTACGTTGACCAACAGCACTATCTCAGCCAATGACGTAGTGCTTGTTAACCTTGGCTCGGCAGGTACAAGCGGTGCTTATTGGCCTTACGTTGCAAACGTAGCTGCTGGTACGGCTGTAATTGGTTTGTACAACAACACCGCAGGCTCGTTGTCAGAAGCACCTGTTATTAACTTTGCCATCATTCATTGCTTATAATGGCTAAGAAATCCGTATCTTTATCTGTGGGGCGTGGCGAGAAATTGCCCGCTTCTCAAGGTGCGGGGTTAACCGCCAAGGGTCGAGCCAAGTACAATGCGGAAACGGGCTCAAACCTAAAAGCACCCACCCCCAATCCTAAGACCGAAGCAGATAAAGGGCGCAAGGCGTCCTTTTGTGCAAGAATGGGTGCGGTTGCAGCCCATGCCAAAGACGGCGAACGTGCAAAGGCATCTTTAAAAAGGTGGAAATGTTAATGGCTAGTAAACCTGGACTTTACGCGAATATTCACGCAAAACGCGAGCGCATTAAAGAGGGTTCGGGCGAGAAGATGAACAAAGTCGGGTCAAAAAACGCCCCGACTGCCAAAGATTTTAAACAATCAGCCAAAACTGCAAAGAAAAAATGATCCAACCTCTACACGACAACATTGCGGTACGCCCTGACCCGTTTGTGCAAAGCGGGTTGCTAATCTTACCCGAGGAAGACACCCGCACAGGCGTGGTCGTGGCAGTCGGGCCTGGCAAGAAAGACTCAAAGCGGCCCTTAATGGTTGCCGTAGGTGATCATGTCATGTACAGCGGTACAATTGACCGCAAGTATGAAGATTTGATCCTGATGAAAGACAAGGACGTAATCGGATTGGTATGAAAGACAAAGACATCATAGAAACCGCATTGCATCGCATGACAATGGCGATTGCCGCCTATTCTGATAGCCGTGAGGATGAACTTGATGACCTTCGATTCTACGCAGCAAGCCCCGACAATCAGTTCCAATGGCCAGCCGACGTCTTGGCTACTCGGGGCTCAGTTCAGGGTCAGACCATCAATGCGCGCCCCTGCCTTACCATCAACAAGCTTCCCCAGCACGTTCGCCAAGTTACCAACGACCAACGCCAAAATCGACCAAGCGGAAAAGTAATCCCCGCTGACGACAAGGCTGACATTGAAGTGGCTGAGATTTTTAACGGCATGGTGCGTCACATTGAGTATATGTCTGACGCAGATGTGGCGTATGACACCGCTTGTGAAAACCAAGTGGCGTATGGTGAGGGCTATATCCGGTTGCTGACCGAGTACGAAAGCCCCAATTCGTTTGATCAAAACATCAAGATCGGGCGTATTCGCAACTCATTCTCAGTCTACATGGATCCGACAATCCAAGACCCGTGCGGCTCAGACGCTCAATGGTGTTTTGTGACCGAAGACTTAATGCTTGAAGACTTTGAGCGTATGTTTCCGGATGCACAACCTGTGTCCTCGCTCCAAGCCCAAAGCGTGGGTAACGAATCCTACGCACCGTGGTTAAGCGTAGACACCATCCGGATTGCCGATTATTACTATGTCGAGCATGAGAAAGCGGTATTACACTTGTATTACGGCAATGTTAGTGCAATGAAAGGCTCGCCTGAAGACCAGCAAATGGTTCAGATGGGCATGAAGCCGATCAAGAGCCGTTTGGTTGACATCAAAAAGGTCAAACATTGCAAGATTAACGGTTTTGAAGTGCTTGAGCATAACGATTGGGCAGGTGATTGGATTCCAGTTGTGCGGGTGGTCGGCAACGAATTTGAGATCGACGGGCGCATTCATGTGTCGGGCATTGTTCGCAATGCCAAAGACGCACAGCGGATGTACAACTATTGGGTAAGCCAAGAGGCAGAGATGTTGGCTTTGGCGCCCAAAGCACCGTTTATTGGCTACGGTGGTCAGTTTGAAGGTTACGAAACGCAATGGAAAACAGCCAACACGACCAACTGGCCGTATCTAGAGGTTAACCCTGATGTAACGGACGGCGCGGGCGGCACACTCCCTTTGCCGCAACGCGCTCAACCCCCTATGGCGTCAAGTGGCTTACTGCAAGCCAAAGCGGGCGCTAGCGACGATATTAAGTCAACAACAGGGCAATATGACTCTAGCCTTGGTGCGACCTCTAACGAGCGTTCAGGCAAGGCTATCATGGCGCGTGAGCGTCAGACTGACACCGGCACTTATCACTACGTTGACAACTTAGCGCGCGCCATTCGGCACATCACACGCCAAATCATTAACTTAGTGCCTAAGATTTACGACACGCAGCGCGTGGCGCGCATTATGGGCGAGGACGGTGAGCCTGACTCAGCTAAGATCGACCCTATGCAGCAAGAGCCGGTCAAGAAAATAGTTGACCAAAACGGGTTAGAAATAGACAAGATTTACAACCCTGGCGTTGGAACGTACGACGTGATGGTCACGACCGGCCCAAGCTACATGACCAAACGCCAAGAAGCGTTGGAGTCAATGGGTCAATTGCTGCAAGGCAACCCACAGTTGTGGTCGGTTGCGGGCGATCTGTTCATCAAGAACATGGATTGGCCAGGCGCACAAGAGATGGCTAAACGCTTTGCCAAGACCATTGATCCTAAGTTGATGGACGACGGTGACAAAGACCCAGCCTTGCAAGCCGCCGAGCAGCAGATGCAAGCAATGGCGCAAGAGATGGAACAGATGCACACCATGCTGCAAAACGTGTCTAAGTCTATGGAAGCACAAGACATTGAGCGCAAAAACTATGAAGCGCAAATCAAGGCGTTTGACGCTGAAACCAAGCGCATTTCAGCGGTTCAAGCGGGTATGACTTTTGAGCAGATTCAAGACATCGTGATGGGTACGGTTGCAGCCGCCTTGGATACGGGTGACTTGATTAGCGGCGCACCACAGCGTGAGCAGTTTGAGATGCCACCTATGGAACAAGACATGATGCAGCCACCTATGGATCAAGGTATGCAACAGCCTCCACTTGAACAAGACATGATGCAACCGCCCCCAATGATGGAGCAGCCACAATGAAGTGCAACGATTTCGTAGGGATGTTTTTCCTAGCGCGTGACGTGACGCATAGCGTTCATTTGAACACCCGATCGTACGCCAAACACAAAGCGCTGCAAAAATTCTATGAAAACATCATTGACTTGGCTGATAACTTTGCTGAAGCGTACCAAGGCCGCCACGGCATGATCGGTGCTATTACTTTGCAATCATCTAAGAAAACGGCTAATGTCACCGAGTTTTTGGAAGATCAACTTGAAGACATTGAAAAATATCGCTACGAAGTCTGCGACAAAACAGATTCAGCTTTACAGAATTTGATTGACGAAATCATTACCCTTTATCTTTCCACGCTTTACCGACTTAAATTCCTTTCGTAAGGCATATCATGGCAAATTACACCTACATCACGGCGTCTAAACAGATCAAAGTTGGTCAAGGCAAGCTCAAAGGCATCTTTGTAAGCGCTGCCTCCGGTACGCCTACAATCACTATTTATGACGTGCAAACAGGCACCGATACCACAATGGTTGGTGTGTTTACGCCAGTTGCGGCTACCTTCTACCCTTTTGGTCAATACGACGGAGCCTTTTTTAATCAAGGGTTAAACGTAGTGATTAGCGGTACGGTTGCTGCAACTGTCATCTACGAATAAAGGGTTGCCATGAGCCGCTTAATCTTTAATGCCGATACATTAGGCGGCACAACCACTTTATCTTCTGCTGACGCAGTCGGTAACTTTACGATCACCGTGCCCGCTGTCAACGGCACGTTGTCGGTCAAAGACGCATCAAACGATGCGACATTCCGTAACATTACGTTAACCGGTGCGGTGCTTGCTGGTGCGTGGAATGGCTCAACTATTGCGGTCGCTTACGGTGGTACGGGTGCAACGACCTTAACAGGTTACGTTAAGGGCAACGGCACATCAGCCATGACCGCCTCGGCGACAATCCCTAACACCGACATTACCGGTTTGGGTACGATGTCGGTACAAGGCTCGGATGCGGTCACCATTACTGGTGGCACAGCTAATGGCTTGACCATTGGTGGGTCTAACCCAGCAGCAGCCACGGTTACAACTTTACGCATTAACTCAACTTTATCGCTAGCCGGCGCAACTGGCACGTCCGGTCAAGTGTTGACTTCTAACGGTGCGTCTGCCCCGACTTGGCAAAACATTGCCGGTTCGGGTACGGTGACTTCTATTGATGTGTCAGGCGGCACAACAGGCTTAACCACTTCCGGTGGGCCTGTCACAGGCGCGGGTACGATTACTCTTGCCGGTACACTTGCTGTTGCCAATGGTGGTACGGGTGCCACAACTGATTCTGCCGCTAGAACTGCACTTGGTCTTGGCACAATGGCTGTTCAAGCAGCTAGTAGCGTTGTCATTACCGGCGGTGCTATCGATGGCACTTCTATTGGTGCAACCACGGTAGCTGCGGGATCGTTTACTACGCTTAACTCTAGCGGCAATACCCGCCTTGGCGGCTTGTCTGGCAATCAGTCGCTGCAAGTCAATAGCGTGGCGAGTGCGGTTAACTATGCTCAGATTGTGGGTGCGGTTACGGGGCAATATGCGGCGCTAACAACTCAAGGCGCAGATGCAAATGTGGGTCTTTTAGTTAACACTAAAGGCACTTATCCAGTCACAATTAACTCTGCATTAGAAATTAACCCTACTGCAAGTTCAGTAAATTTTATAAGTTTTTACGGTGCAGTTACGGGCGGCGCACCTGTTTTTGTTGCCAAAGGAAGTGATGCGAATGTTGCAATGGGGTTTGCAACCAAAGGAACACAAGGTTTTGCTTTTTACACAAATAACTTTGGCGCTCAACAAGCGGCGATCACTCACACAGCCTCCGCAGTCAACTACCTAAACTTCACAGGCGCAGCTACAGGCGGCGCACCAACGCTTTCGGCGCAGGGTAGTGATGCGGATATTAACTTAACGCTTACGCCAAAAGGCACAGGCGTTGTTAGCACAACATCACTTACTCTTTCAAACACGTTAACAACCGCTGCTTACACCGAAACCATTACCGCAAGCGGCACGGTCGGTGCATCAGCTACTTTGGCAATTACCGCCGGTACAATTTTGACGGCTACCTTGACGTCAGCTACGGCTTGTACGTTCACGATGCCTACGGCAACAGCAGGCAAATCGTTTACTTTGTTGCTCAAGCAACCTGCATCAGGCACAGCCACAACTGCCACCTTTACAGGTGTCAAGTGGGGCTCAATTGGCGCACCAACTATTACCGCAACGGTTGGTAAATTAGATATTCTTGCGTTTATTGCAGATGGCACTAACTGGTACGGTACCGCATCACAAGGGTATACCTACTAATGTTTGCGTACCACACCCTCTTCCAAGCCATATTTGGCCCCGCGCCGGTTACTGCAACGTATCTTGTTGTTGCGGGTGGTGGTGGGGGTGGGGGGAATGCGGCAGGCGGCGGCGGTGCGGGTGGGTTATTAACAAGCACAGCTTCTTTAAACCCGTCTACAACGTATACCGTAACGGTAGGATCAGGTGGGGCGGTAAGCACAAATGGCAATAACTCAGTAATTTCAGGCACCGGTTTAACCACTATAACTTCAATAGGTGGTGGTTTTGGCGGTGGTTTTTCAAACGGAGCTGCTGCATCCGGCGGTTCAGGCGGCGGTGGCTCTGACGGGGAAGTTTATTCAACCGCAGGAGGCGCAGGAACATCGGGTCAAGGAAACGCTGGCGGCGATGGATTTAATAGCGCAACTATATACACCGGTGGGGGTGGGGGAGGCGCGGGTGCTGTCGGCGGCAATGGGTCAACCACAATAGGTCAAGGCGGTGTAGGCGGTAATGGCTCCTCATCTTCTATTACAGGTTCCGCAACAACTTACGCAGGTGGAGGTGGAGGGTTTGCTTACACTACGTCTTCTACCGGAACTGGCGGTGCAGGCGGTTCAGGCGGCGGCGGCGCTGGCGGCTCTGTAGTAGGTAACGGAACTGCGGGTACGGCAAATACTGGCGGTGGCGGTGGTGGTGGTGGTGCAGGGGCAGGCGTAGGTGCATCAGGCGGCTCAGGCGTAGTCATTATTTCTTACGCTGGCGCACAAGTATTTGCTGGAGGTACAGTTACCACCGCAAGCGGAAACACTATCCATACGTTCACTTCGTCGGGCTCTTTAGTGCCAGGCTACGGCATTTCATACCTTGTTGTTGCGGGTGGTGGTGGTGGGGGTGCTTTCTATGGCGGCGGTGGGGGTGCAGGGGGATTGCTTACTTCTACAGCAAGTTTAGCTACAGGAACAACATACACAATCACAATTGGTGCGGGGGGTGCTGGATCGTTAGTTGGTACAGCGGTAGGAACTAATGGCAGCAATTCCGTTATTTCAACTGTTGCTACATCAATTGGCGGCGGCGGCGGCGGTTCAGGGAATGCGGGAAGTACAGGCGTTGCTGGCGGGTCTGGCGGCGGTGCTGCGGGAGGGGCTGCTGCATTTGGTGGTAGTGGAACAAGCGGTCAAGGTAATGCAGGCGGTAATTCTGTTGCCCTTACAAGCGGCGGTGGTGGTGGCGGCGCAGGTGCGGTAGGTGCTAACCTTAACGGCGGAAATGGGTTATCAAATTCTATTACAGGTTCCGCAGTAACGTATGCTGGTGGCGGTGGAGGGTTTAATACCGGAACTGGTGGTACAGGCGGCGGAGGTGCTTATGCCGTTTCAGGAACCGCAAATACTGGCGGTGGTGGTGGGGCTGCAAGCACCGTGGTAGGAAACGGCGGTTCAGGAGTAGTCATTCTGTCCATCCCAACTGCTAGATACACCGGCACAACCACAGGCTCACCAACCGTTACCACTAACGGCTCAAACACAATATTGACTTTTAACGCGTCAGGAACGTATACCGCGTAATTATGTTGCAAGCTAAGTACCTAAGTAATATACTAATCGTACTGGTGCGATCCACCAGGACTCCTCGGAGTTACAAATGTCAGACGAAGTAAGCCAAGCGGAAGTGCCCGCGCCGACACCGGAAGTTACGGCAGAACCGGTAGTTGAAGTATCTGCGCCGGAAGTACCCGAAGCAGCACCTAAGACCTTCTCACAAGAGGAATTAGACGCAGCCATCGGCAAGCGGCTTGCACGCGAGCAGCGAAAGTGGGAAAGGGAAAGAGCGGTTCAACCTGTTGCGCCTCAAGCACCGGTCACGCCCGAGCAGTTTGCTAACAACGAAGATTATGTCGAAGCCTTGGCTGATCAACGTGCGGAGCAAAAGATTGCCGAGCGAGAGCAGCGCAAGCAACAAGCTGAAATACTTGAAACCTATCACGACAAAGAAGAGGAAGTTCGCGCCAAGTATGAGGACTTTGAACAAGTCGCATACAACCCGAATCTGCCAATTACTACCGTGATGGCCCAATCCATTCAGGCCTCGGACAACGGCCCCGAAGTGGCTTACCACTTAGGTGCAAACCCCCGAGAAGCGGAACGGATTTCACGTCTTTCGCCTATCATGCAAGCCAAAGAGATCGGGAAGATTGAGGCTCAGTTAGCCGCAAACCCACCGGTCAAAAAGACGTCCAACGCACCAGCGCCTATTTCACCTGTTTCAGCACGTTCATCCGGTTCACCGGCTTACGATACGACTGATCCACGCTCTATCAAGTCAATGTCTACTTCCGAGTGGATTGAGGCAGAAAGATTGCGACAGATAAAGAAGCACGAAGCGCGTACCCTCCGCTAACTTATTTTAGGAATTATCATGGCAAATAGCATTCTAACCATTGACATGATCACCCGTAAATCCCTCGAAATCCTCGAGAACAACTTGGTGATCAGTCGCAACGTCAATCGTCAGTACGACG